ACTAACTGAAGTCATTCCACTATTAACAAATCCTACATAACCATCTGAAAAGTAATTATCATTAAATAAGAACACTGGTGTGTTTTGACTACCACAATATAAACTATATGTAAATCTTGTATCATCACCAGCAAAACATTCATCAACATTTTCAAAGTTCTGTGTAACGAAATCTTTTAATACATTTGATAAGTCCATTCTTGCCTCACCATTTGGATCAGGTGTAAATTTATATTTGATTACTCGTGAAACATATAGGGGTAATGCTATTGTTTGTGTTTGTGTTAGATCAATTATAATTGATGTAGATGATGGAATACTTACAATGTTATAATAACCTCTGTAGAATCCATTGTTATCATCTAAAAATAGGGTATCACCAAGTAAGTAGGGATGTGCAGATGAAAATGTAATCTTGGTATATACATTATATCCAAATGTTGCTTGTGAATTTGAAAATGCTCCTTTTCTATCCCAAATAATATTGACTATATATTTATAGTTATCAACATTATCAACTTCTGTGTCAGTTAATCTTAATGGAACTGCCGCATATCCGTGTTGATAAATATTTGGTTGTGTTATTGCCGAATAAGCCATAGTTATTTTTTATTATATTGGTTTTATTGTTGCGGTTGTATCCCCTTGTTTTATAAATTCAGACATAATACTATTTTCTAAATTGTTTGCAAATGTCTTTGTAATCATATTATCAAAATTCTTATACATTATGTCGTTTGTTTCTTTTATCACATTGGTAGGTTTAATACCAAACTTGAATATATTTTCTCTAATACCAAATGCTGCAGCTTTAGGTAATCCTTTTAGTTGTGTCCATTTGGTTATTTCACTAATTGGGGGTTTCTTTGTTCTATATGAAAATTGTGATCCCCTTGATTGTTGTGTTCCATTAACCCCTTTATCAACATAGTTTAAGTATTCTTCAGATTTTATAACGAATAGAATCTTTTCAGCATCTTTTCTAACCTCATACCTTAATGAGTTTATAAGTTTACCTGATGATTTCTTCCTATGTTTAATCAATTGTTCGGTTAGTATCTTGATGTAAGATTTTCCAAATAACTGATTGGCAATAGGGTTATAAAATATTGAATTATCCATATTAACTTAATGATGCTCTTATTGTTTCACCAATATTAAAGAATGTTATAGTATATGCGTAATTACTTACTAAAGCTGCTTGTGTTATTGTTGGGTTTGTTATTATAGTTCCCGCAGTACTACCAGCTGACCAAGTAGTTGGAACTGTTGAAAAACCTGAAGTTGTAGTTGATGCATTAAATGATACCGTTCTTGTAGTTCCTCCAGTATTTTGAATAAATACTATAACAGATCTACCTTCAGTTAAATTTGAAATGTACAATGGTGGGGTCGCTCCAAAAGATGCAATCCAAGTAACCCTATTATACAATGATGCGTCTACCGTTAAAGTTGCCGTTGCCGTACTATTCAAATAAGTATATGTTGCTGGTGATGTTCCTGAAGTTCCATTAGTTCCTGATGTACCATTAGCACCTGAAGTTCCGCTTGAACCTGAAGTCCCTGAAGAACCACTTGTTCCTGAAGTTCCATTAGTTCCTGATACACCTGAAGTTCCATTGGTTCCAGCATCTCCTGTTCTATTAAATGTTAATCTACCATAATCAAGATTATTTATTGTACCATTAAAATTGATAAATGATACTCCAATCTTGAAATAACCTGTTTTTTCTTCAACAGATAGAATATTATATTGTAAAATATAATCAGAAGAATCAGTATTAGTTCCTCCAATTAAAGTACATTGTCCCTTATTTGTTGAACTACTACCAGACCAAGATCTAAACCAATCTTGATAATCAGCCAAACTAAAACCAAGATCATCAATATACATAAAAGTTATGTTTGCTAATGTAGTTGTATTAAATTGTAATTTACCTGAACCAGGATCAGTATCGGTTATTGAAGTTGAATATCTATATAAAACAGCGTTTGATGCTCCATCTTGACCTGATGTACCGCTTGAACCTGAAGTTCCACTAACACCACTTGTACCTGAAGTACCTCGTGTTCCACTAGTACCATTAGTTCCTGATGTACCATTTATTCCTGAAGTCCCGTTTGTACCATTAACACCTGATGTTCCGTTTGTACCTGATACACCTGACGATCCATTAGTTCCTGATAAACCTGAAGTTCCGTTTGTACCATTAGTTCCTGATAAACCTGAAGTTCCGTTTGTACCATTAGTTCCGTTAATACCTGATGTTCCATTTGTACCATTTACCCCCGATGTTCCATTTGTTCCTGTCGCTCCATTTATTCCTGATGTTCCATTTGTACCATTTACCCCCGATGTTCCGTTTGTTCCTGATACACCTGATGTTCCGTTAGTCCCTGATATACCTGATGTTCCATTTACACCACTTGATCCATTTGTCCCTGATGTTCCGTTAACACCACTTGATCCATTTGTCCCTGATGTTCCACTACTACCATTTGTTCCATTAACACCCGAAGTTCCACTTGTTCCTGATGTCCCCCTTGTTCCACTTGTTCCATTAACACCTGATGTTCCTGATGAGCCTGAACTACCTGATGTACCACTTGTACCTCGCGTTCCTGATGTTCCGTTACTTCCACTTGTTCCATTAACACCTGATGTTCCTGATGAGCCTGAACTACCTGATGTACCACTTGTACCTCGCGTTCCTGATGTTCCGTTACTTCCACTTGTTCCTGAAGTACCAGATGTTCCTGATCCTCCACCTCCACCACCTGTAATTCCACTAACAACCAATTCATTACCATTCAATGTAACCAATGTAAGTTCTGTTGTTCCACTATTATATGTTCCACCTGTATAAGCATAATCTTGGAATGTATGACAACTAGCCAAATCATTACAAGTTAACCATTGTTCTTGAACCTGATGTTGTGTTGGGACATTTATTGTAACATTACCCAATGGGGTAACACAATTTGAATGAATCAACTTCAATCTAATATCACACATCCAACCAGTTACCTTATCTGTGGTCTCATCCTGAACGATCTCTGGGTTGATCGGATCATCAGTCAACATAACTCCATACTGACCCAAATAAACGGATATGAAGTTAATTAAATCCTGTAGTATTTGGAATGTATCAGATAGAATCTCTTGTTCGTTATTAGATTCATACCCATTTGTATCTTCGTAGTTTTTTTGGATGTTGATCTTATCAACAATAATGAATGTTAATACCATTTCAGGTATCTGTGTTTTGTTTGTAACCCCAATTGTTGATGAGGTTCTATGTGTAATCCACATATATGCCGGATCCATCTGTCTTGATGTTCCAATCATTGAGGTATCACCATATCCAAAATCATTCAACTGAAGATGTGCATCAGCAAAGTCCTTGAAAATCTGTATTAATTGGTTTAGTGAAATTATATTCATATCAATTTTTTTAATAAATATTATTTATGTGTATTTGTTTTTCCCCATAAACTAAAAATCAGGGGGAGCAACCACCTGACTTTAGTTATTTCTGATTACTCATTTGATGTTCTATAACTTTATCCCGTTGATAGAAGAATGATAACCAATTCAGACAATGTATATAATTCATTTCATAGACTTTTTCTTCTGTCGTATTGAGTTCTGTTATAAACTTGAAGATCATTTGATATGATGAAAATTTATCATCAATCTTACTTGCCCCATTTATATTCTCATACCTACTTTTAGGTTTATCATCTTTTACTTTTCGTTTTCCAAAGATACCCTGGTATTGGTCGGTGATAAATTCCCGCCATTTGAAAAATATGATAGTATATTATGAACCTTCGTAATTGATATTGTTGAAAACTTTTCTGATCTTAACATAAACTCATTCCTAAATGATTCAAGATTACCACTCTTATTCTTCTTTCTTAAGAATATACACAATAACTTATCCATTACTTTTAAGAGGTTATTTTCATTCTGTTGAAGTAATGTATCAATGGATAGTATTTCCCCCATTGTAAGTTTTTCAAAGTCCTGTTTAAGAAAAAACTCCTCACCATCTACTTCAATTGATTCTACATTTTCTCCTTCAAGTTCTTTGGTTATAAATGTGATTACCTTTGAAATCATTTGGAAGTCATCGGGGGTCATCATCATTAACTCATCAAATTTTATATTGGTGAATACACTAACAATCCTTACGACCTTTTGTATTTCATTTAATCCCTCGTCTGATGTTGCAAATAGATCACAGAATTGTTTTACGGTTACCTCATCCCAATTTTCAGGGATCATATATTCTGTCATTATGTCATCAATTTCTAATTCTAACTTTACCATATTTTTATTTATTTAATTTTATGCAAATCTAAATGGTCTTGTACCACTACTTTCTTTTCTTACTCCTAACTTCATCATTGCCACATATCTTAACGCATCAATTGCGTGATTGTATGCATCAATTGGGGTCTTTTCATAACCACCATCCCTATTCTTTTTCCACATATATTTACTGAACTCATCAAGTAGATTGGTTGATCCCCTTGTTATCAATATATGTTTTTGTTGTAGAATCTGAATACCATAGTTAATACTATCTTTTCCTTTTTCTACTGGTTTAACCTGATGACCATATCTTTTTAATTCGTGTATTGATTTAGGTTCAGCAGAGTCAGCAAAGATTTCACCCTTAACTCCACTCTGTTTCATTATATTAGATAGTTCTGAATTTAATAATCCTGTTTGATATACCACCTCATCAACAACAAGATCATCATTATATTTGTAGATCGCTATAAGTGCTGCAGGATCTTGACTAAAACCAAAGTCCAATCCATATCCAAGTAATCTTGCGTCTTCAGGGATCTTATCTATGATATTGAAGTCAGTAAAGATTGTTCCTTCAACCTGACCAATCTCCCCATCTAAATATACTCTACACCAATTCTCCCAATATGTTGAGGTCTTTGCCTTTTCCCTATTTACCTCAAGTTGTTTTACTATTTCTTCTGATAACGCTTCATTATCTTTATATGTTAATACCAATAATTCCGTATCAGGTTGTCCTATTACTTCTGTATGAACCCAAAACTTACTGGTTGGGTTGTAGTCCAAATAAATTTCCCCATCTGTTCTAATTTGAAGTTGTAAAAAAGAATCATAAGAAATGTTATTACTTTCATTACAATACAATATGTTTCTTCTTGCTCCCCTCAATCTACTTTCGTCATCCACACTAAAAAATTCAATGTATGATCCATTGGTAAATTCGTATCGTAGAAGGGTTTTATTATAGTGAGTTGGAATATACCTACCCGTCTCCTTCATAATCTTCAGGAAGTCCTTGTTTGCTCCCCTACGGATATGCGGTATACTCTCTGATACAATAGATATTTCTATGTTGGGGGTTTTGATTGCCCGATCAATTAGAATAGCCAATATGGAAAATGTCTTGGAAGCAGAAGTTCCACCCTGAATTACTTTAATTCGGGATTTCATATTTCTAATCTTCCTTAACGCAGATGTATAAATAAATTTACTCTTCTGTGTCGTCATCTAAAAATAATGGTTGTTCTGTTATGGTTATATCCTGTTTGATTGCCGCATCCAATCCCAATAGTTTTGCTAGTTGGGCTAATGACTTATTCCAATTCCCCCTGTCAATAAAGTTTTCGTCTGTCTTTGCCGAATTGATTAGTTCCAAGTATTCTTTAATTAAGAACTCACGGGTTATTTCTAACTTATCTGCCGTCTTATTTTGTTCTTGTTGGAGGTATTCTTTAACTCTTGCATTTTCTAGCAGTCGTGGAGCACTTGATCCCGCTACTTTATCACTAACCCCATAGACAGATTTATAGGCTTGAGTAGCGTTAAATCCATTACTTAAATACTGATCACAGAACGCTTTGTGTTTTGCAGATAAACTCATTATTTGACTATTTCAATTTTTATTTCTGACGACTCTGGTGAAGCGATCAACATTACAATATACTCCTTACCCACTCTTTCTTCCAAATCAGTCAGAATCATTTTATGTTCTTTATCAGTTATTGAAGCAGGAACAGGAAGTAATACTTTTACTATTGGTCTTGGTCTAAATAATCTCCAAATCATAATTCATTATTTTCTATTCTTTGTTTAGCAATTTCAAAATACTCTTCTTCCCTCTCTATTCCGATGAAGGACATTCCTAAATTCTTTGCTGCAATCCCTGTTGATCCTGAACCCATAAATGGCTCCAAAACAATTCCACCTTTTGGCGTCACCAGTTTAATTAGATATTCCATTAGTTTAATTGGTTTAACTGTTGGATGATGGTTTTTAGTTGTCGGTGCGTTTTCACCATTAGTTTCTAATCGTTTTTCAACAGATGTTTTACGACCAATACCACCAGAGTTTAATTGTGATGGTCTATCTTCAAAATCATCTAACCCTGCGTTTCGTTCCGTCTTGGATACTTTGGGACAATAAAAGAACCTTGATGCTTTACCACTCTGTTCATCCAATATCTTACCAGACTCTTCATCAAACATAATGTTTGCAGGAAATCTACCTTGAACACCATCTTGGGACATAGTTGTTGTTCCCAATCTTCCATCATTTCCACCACCAAAGTTATTATTGGCTTTATGTTCGTATGGAATATTTAATCTTGGTATTTTTTCATCACCAATTTCAATCCTACAATCATCTATGTTTATTCCACCCGTTCCGTGTTTCAATACATTCTCCGCAATTGTTTTTTCACTTAAAGGTTTTCTTGCCATACAGATTGGTTCGTGTGCTGGTTTTAATGCAGTTCCCCAACCTTCATAATCTTCTAATTTCTTACCGATGTTATGTGATTTTGGAAATCCTGAACCATAGATCCACATAATTTGGTCTCTAATTTCAAATCCTGCATCTTCTATTGCTACTGCCATTCTATGATATGTCCTTGAACCACCAAATGATAATAGATGACCACCAGGTTTTAATACTCTTAAACACTCTTTCCATATATCCACAGAAGGAACATCGTAATCCCACTTCTTACCCATAAATGATAAACCGTATGGCGGATCTGTAACGATACTATCTACCGAATTGTCTTCTAATGTTTTTAGGACTTCTATACAATCCCCTAATCTTAAATCTATCATTTCTTTGATGTTGTTGTTTTCTTTTTACAAGCCTGACAGGTCTTTTTTACAGGTGGATCAGGTACTACAATTTGTTTTTCAACTTCTGTATTAACATTTGTGTAATACCAAGTGGCTAATCTTTTCTGAGCAAATCTAATTTGACCTGGACACGATGTGCATATACTACATTTGGGATCAATGAACGCTCTTATTAGTTCTTGTAATTCTTTTACCTCTGTGGATTTTATTCTGTTCAGACCGATAAGGTATTCAATCTTTTTGTTTTGATCATTCATACTTATAAATAGGGTGTTTAACGATTTGTTTTATTTATATAAATATCAGAGTTTTTAGAAAAAAATCAACGAATATAAAAAAAGGGGAATATCTTCCCCCTAATTGTAATCTAAACTCAATCAAATCTATGTCTATTCCTTTTCTCTTGTAGATATACTTTTCTTGCTTCTTCTTCCGTTTTATACTCACCCAAGTATGTTGTCTTACCATCTACCGTTATTCTTACTTGATATTTACCTGACGCCTTATGGAAGTAATATCCTTTGACTGAAGGTTTGTTAAAACTATTCTGTGAATGTGTTACAGACCTTAAGTTAACTATTCTGTTGTCTGATGGATTATTGTTGATGTGATCTATTTCATTTACGATCTCATCGTATATCCAATACCATGCTAATAGATGTGCTCTTAAATTAAATCTAATGTCTTTATCTCTGAATGCCAAACATATATATCCATTATTATCTTTTCTTTGGAGTTGTTTTCCTCTCAAACCAGTAACAAAACCAGAATCTGGATCATAGGTATATCCCTTATTTATTACATATTGAAGTTTCTCTAATCTAGTCATTATTTATTTTCATTCTGAAAGATTATTTGGTCAATCTTTTCAAATCTATCTGCTAAAGATTTTGAATATCCATTTTCAACAAAGTCGTTTAATACTGTTGTTATTTGAATGATCTCTACCATTGATAGACATTTCTCACAGGAGTTCATATACTCTACTACAAGTTTAAGATTTGATTGTGTTGCAATTTGTTGCGAAGTTGTGTTTGCCATAATTTTTGTTTTTTATTTTTGTTTATTTTATATGTAATCTATTTCTACTAATTCACCCATCATTTCCATTTCTTTTTGGGTTTGTTGTTCATCTTCCCAACGCTGTTTGCATACTTGATCCCAAAACATTTCTTCTAAATGATATTCGTATTCTTGTTGCTCGTTAAGTTGTTTTTGTCTTTTGTTAAGGTAATCTTGGTGTTCAGAATTAAGTAATTGATCTTGGATGTAATCTTCCATAAAGTTTGTTAGGATGCACATAATTTTTAGTATTTAATTGATTTATTTATACTACAAATATAACGCTTTATCCTTGAAAAATCAATTCACTTTAAGATATTTTTTGATTTTATTTTTGGTTTTGTTGATGTTATGCCAAGCTAAACAATGATCCACACCATATTCCTTTTCTATTGCTCTGTAGGTTAATCCGTTTGTGTAATATTGTTGGAACATTTCATTATCAAACCAATTCTTTCTTACCTGTGTGTAAGCGTATAATACACTATCTAATTTCTCCTCAAATTCAATCTTATCTTCTATTGTGGTATCATCTATCACATCAGGTATTTCAAGTGTCCCAAAGTCCTTTATTCTATTGTTCTTGTAGAAACTTGATGTTGATGAAAAGAGTTGATTTCTAACTGTATTCAAGAAGTAGTATTTGAACCATCCCTCTTCATATATTTTTTCTATTTTTTCTGCGTTTTCAAGGTATGATAAACTGATTTCACTTATTAGTGGTAGTTTATATTCCTTCTTATGTCCAATGAAGTTTTCAATAATTTCATCGTAGATTGATCCTTTCTTACATATTTGAATTATGATCTGATCAATCATTAATATCTTCTTCAAATTTATCAGATAGATCTTGAAACAATTTGTTAAATATTTTTTCATTATCATCTTCAGGTTGAAATCTATTCATAGTAGTTATATAAATGAATTTTAGGTTGTCGTATAACTCTTTGGAGTATTCGTATCTTTCAAGGTTGTTATATACCTCAATCATACTGAAACAACTCACATAGATATCTATTAACGACTTAATTACTATTTCTTGATATTCTTTATTGTCATCTAAAATTGATGTTGTTATATCAAATAATTCTAATAGTTGAATCATTGTTTGGTGGTGGTGATCCACATTGTCTTCGGTTACATCTTCAAATGTAAATGAAATGTTATCTGGTCTGCTCATAATTATAAATATCTGTTTATTTTATTTTAACAATATAATACTGACCCAAGTTCAAATTGTATTGTAATGCGTGATCTATTTGACGAATAGTATATTGGTAATCTAATTTCTTTTCAATATCGTTTCTTGAAAAACAAGGTATGTGAATAACTTTATTTTTATGATGTTTAATAACATATCGTGATCTTTTTCCAACAGATGTTTTCATCTTTGAAATCATATTGTATTTGATTGACCCCATCTGACCAACTTTAAGATTTAATTTAGTTTTAATTTCATCTTCAGTTTTATCTTCTAATAACATTTTCATTAGTTCTCTTTGAACCTTTGTAAACTTTGTTTCTTCAATACATTCAAGTAATACTCCTTTATATTTTTCTTTATCCATTTCATCTTCAATAATAGGTTCATCCCATTGAAGTGTAGTATCTAAATTATCGGTATATACTAATTTATTTTTTTTATGAAATGAAAGACAGGAGTTTCTAACAATTAGAAATGTATATCCCTTAATTTTATCATAGTCATCTTCTAAAACACCTTCTTGCATCTTCTCTAAAATCTTCAACCAGGTATTTTGAACTATGTCCATACGATCTATATATGGAATATAATTACATTGTCTTATTCCTAGTACTAGACCTGTTAATTGTTTATCTAATTCTGTATAACTCTTCATTCTTATAAATATACAAGAATATTAAATAAATTAAATTATCTTTATTTTTGAGGGTGATTAAAATCAAGTTATCCCCCCTTCCCCCCTAAAAGAAAAAATAACTTAATAATCACCTATTTTAGTTGGGCAGATAGAACTCACAAGTTGTAGAAAGAATTACTATCATTTAAGATTGAATATATTTTTGATTAACCTTTTATCAGTCCTGAACCATGCTTATGTTCCTACGCCTTCATAGGCGGATAAATAAAAACCCCCTACTAAAATGATTGGAGTCCTTTTGAATGTAGGGGGTCTTATTTATATATAAGAAATATTTTCTAACATTAGAACTCCAATCTGTATGTCTATTATAAATATAATGATTTATTTCAAAAGATTCAAGTGGTAAAAATATTTTACTTATAAAAAATATTCATATATAATTTTAATGATTTATTGTTCATAACCTGTTTACGCTATAATTCAGGTTAAATTAAAAAACCCCCTACTCGTCTGAATAGGGGGTTCGTCTTTTTAAGTAAGTATATTATCTTTTAGATAAGATAGACCATATAGCTCCAACACTCGTTAATACACCTGCCGTGAGTTCTGTTAATAGATTTTCATCAAGATAACCTTTCACTACCAAAATACCTCCAATGAATGTTAGAGTGTGTCTAATTATGCCCAATAATTGTTCTTTAGTTAATTTCATAATTTGTTTTTATTTTTGTTTATTGTAAATTGCCACCTTTTTTATATGCAACACCAGTTTTAATTAACCATTTGTGAACTGCCGCCCCATTACTAGGTGTTTTTCCTATATACCATTTTCCATATTTGTTTTCACCTGTTGTGATACAAGTTGCATCACCATTGGCTATTTTCATAAACAGATCAAAGGCTACATTCATATATGTGTAGATTGATTTGTCTTGGAATTGAATAAACATTTCTTTTGATTCGTCATTATACATTACCCTTCTTACATTAGATGAGTTCAAATTGTTTGCTCTCCACTTCTTAAATTCAAAATTCACAAGGTTATATACCTCATCATCAGAAAGTGTGTCAGATGGAAGATTTAACTCTTCTTTGATCAACTCAAACTTATAGTTGTCAGATAATTTTGGATGATCTAATATTTCTTCTATTGTATATTTCATATCTTCAGTTAATAATCATTATCACAATCGTAACATCCACCTGGCATTGTTGGATCATCAAATATCGGAATATTCAATCTAATAGCGTAACTATTCTTTTGGAAGGATATACCACTAAAATATGATTTACCACTCTTCTGTAAGTTAACCCTTGATCCTGGATTCTGATATTGAGGGAAAAGACTAGGCCAATCCTGAAGAAACTTATTCATTCTCTTCAAATAAAATTGAGCCAAGTTGTAGATACTATTTCTAACATACTTAACCTCATCCAAATCTGATGCCTGTGAATATTCTGAACTTTCTTTACTGATCGCTTTATTCGTTGTCTTATAGTTTAAGAACGGAAAAGCTTCATAGAACGAAAATTGACATAGACAAGGTTGAATGTAATCCCTTAAGAAGTCCTCTTCATCATTATTCAATGTATTATTTATAACCGCATCCTGTAGATGTCGGTAGAATGTTGTTCCCAAGGCTTGTTGAATTGTTGTTTCTTGACTTGAATAAATAAACGGAACTAGTTTGTTATCATCCACATTGTCTTCAATCACGGTATTCTCCTTAAGATATGTGGTACTTATAAATTTTACTCTCGGATTTGCCATTATATATAGTTTTTTGTTGTATCGGTTATTGGTGTTGCTGTTTTTGGTTGCCCAATTATTGATCTTGCTTCCTCATCAGTAAATCCATATAACAAAATCATCATTTGGATTGCTGATTCATAAGATGTAATACCTGAAGCAACTGATTGTTGAACCAACAAGATACCTTGAATATCTTCTTTTTCTCTTTGTTGGATATCGTCTTGGATATTTTCATCTTTATATTCCTTAAGAACCAACTCTTCAGTGAATCCTAATGGTTTTAATATAGAATTTAATACCTCTTCCAATTGTTCTTGACGAGGTGTAATATAGTATGATTGGAACTCTGATAACAATTCGTTTCTTTCTGATGTAGATCCCAATTTTCCTGGTGTTAATACAACCAATTGTGGTGGGATTTCGTGAGTCATAACGATATTCTTTTCAACCATATCCTGTAAGATAACAAATCTTTCATCAGAACTATTTGCTTCAATTGGAATCAATTCAGGTTTCTGATCTCCACCATCTGAATAAGTAATAATTATCTTACCAGCATTTCCTGATCCTTGATAATTTCTTTTCCACTCACGCATGAACTCATCTTGTTCATCCAATGTAGGAATCCCTGTAGCGAAGTTTAATACGAACGATGGAGCAAACCCTTGTTTAACTGAATTTAAGTGAAATTTGGATATCTCATAGTCCAATTCTATATAGTTTAATCCCGTAGAATATGAAGGTTGTGGATAGATATTATCTGCCACAGGATTATCTTCAATATAATAATATAATTGTCTTCCAATTCTAACATTTGGATCGTAAGCTCTAATCAATTCAGGTTTGAACTCATCCTTCTTAAATAATGCCCAATTGTTACAGAACCAATAATGATCAAAATCAACATCCTCATTATGAACACCTCTTCTAATCTTATGTATTGGAACATAATGAACATCAAAAGATGTTCCCTCTCTATTCCAAATAACCTCAAAACAAAAACCATTGAATAATTCAAAGTCAGCTGATATCTGTCGTGTAAACTTTTCAAGTTTATTTTTCTTAACATACTGAAGTAAATTTGGATCTAATATTTCAGCAAAACCATATCCTGTTGATAACTTTATCTTTTTGTTGATAATAGCCTTATGAGTGGTTGACCCATAGTTATTGTATAAATTCAACAAATAAATTGGGTATACATTATTTGTTCCCCACTCAATAAAATGATGGGTTTTATTTAATGTGTATTCTGGTATAACATAAGCCTCATTAAAATTATAAATCTTAAATGATCTTGTTGTTTTATTTTCTTCTGTTGATACTATCTCTTCCATATTATTCAAATGTATATTCTTGTACTGGGTTATTATATGTTGTTTGTGTTGGATTAGTTCCAATTACCGTTGCCAATCCACTTTCAACTATGTCTTCTGTAGTCATCCCTGATAAACTTAAAGTTGTTCCTGATGTCTGATATACAAAATAGTCATAAGTTCCAGCAATTAAACTACTGGTAGTTCCTGATGTCCATTGGTATTCATTCCATCTGTTTATATTTGGACTTGTATCACCCGTCAACCAAAATAAATTGTTATCGTGATTCTGATTTGAAAACAAATTCAAAATGTAATTGGCATTTAGAATGGTTGTGTTCTCATTCAATGTGAAAATCAAATCCGAATTTTGATAATTATATAGTGTAACCATTACTTTTTCTTATAAATATTAAAAACATATTTTTGTTTATGCATTGCCGATTGAAATAAAATTCATATCTTTGTTAGACAAACAACTTAAAACTATAACAAATGAAATCTTTAACTAAATATGAAAGAGAATTTTTAATTAGATTACTTGATGAGTATGGAGGTATTTTTAATATGGATAATAAAATTCAAATGATTGAATTGATTAAAGACATAAAAAAACTAAAAATCACCAAGAACAATTTAGAATCAACATATTTAACAACTATCATAAAATAAAAACAAACGATTAAAGATATGGAAGACAGACAAATGATGATGATGAAAAACTCCCTTATTCGTGGGACGATGTATATGTTGAATGACGATTATAGAATGGAAGATAAGGATTCGGCATATCAATATTTAATGGATATAACGAACTCTACAACCGAAGATGATATTGTTCCATTACTTCGTGGTAAAACCTATTCAGAACTAATGGATATAAATATTAAGGTGGGTTCTTACTTGAAACAAACAAAAAGATATTCAGGTGAAAGTTTTTTAACTGCTGAAGCTTACAGGGAATACGGAAAATATAAGGGGGATTAAATATAAAAAACCCCCAAACCTATTAGGTAAGGGGGAATATTTTAAGGATTTGGAATTATTATCCGATTGGAATATCAGTTCCTAAAACTGCTGGATCTAATAAGAAAGCTCCTGCTGCTGACTTCCAAGAGAAAGTCAATGTTGCACCATTCATATCTCCTAAAAGAACTCCCAATTGAGCCATACCTTCAGTTGCTCTACCTGCGGTTTCAACACCTAAAACATAGTATTCACCAGCGTTAGATTTAACTACTGCGAATAATGGTGCGTTTCCTAAAGCAACGATTAAATTTCTTAACTCTGCAGTTAAGTGGATAAATTTAGATGATAATGCTGATTCATAGAATACAGTTCCATTTTCACGACTAAACGCTCCAGTTTGAACTAATCCAAAAAACTCAATATCACCTTCCATTTCATACACGGTTACACCTGAAGTAACACCTGTTACGATGTTGTTAGCGTCATACGCATAAGTAGCATCTGCAGACCACGTACCGATCCACATTTTTTCAACACCACCGATTGTATTACATCCTAATGCCCACCCTTGATCAATTATACAAGACATATTTTTATATTTTAATTTTATTTATTTTTTTACAAAGGGGGATCAATAAGACCCCCCATAATTTTTTTGTTATTATACTAATTTGAAGTATACAACATATTCAGGGAATGCGAATTGAACACCCATTTTGAATTTAACTCTAAATCTTACTTCGTCAAAGTCAGCAGAATAGAACAATTCAAAGTTCTCTTGGTCATTCAACAAGTCAGTTCCGTAATAAATTACTGAAGAAGAAGACAAAACTAATTTGTTAGTTCCGTTCAAACCTCTTACTGCTACGATTCTGATGTTTGTACCAGGGATCATTTGACTGAAATCTTGACCTTGATTTTCTGCTCCTGAATATGCGAAGTAATTAGCGTTTCTCAATGCAGTTGCGTAAGTTCTGTAGAAGTCATAACCACAGAATAAGATCAAGTCATCCATATTGATGATGTTAGTTGGAACTGAAGCAGCCATTCCATCAACAATATCAATGATGTTATTTGGTGTGATTGCGGTTACTCCATCAACATTACCATTAACAACATCACCTGAAAAAGTAACATCACACAATCTGATGATACCATCACATAATGCTAAATTTCCTGATCCTTCTTCAGTATCACCTTGCCAAAGAATATCGTCTACCATTGCAGATACTTTGTCAGCTTTCTCTTCAATGAAGATTTGCTCAAAAGGTAATTGTGTATTGTATGAACCTGGATTCATTAAAGTTTGTGTCCAATACTGCTCTAAAGTATTCAAACACAAAGATTCGTTAATTTTTAAGGGACATACACTTAAATTTTGTTGGGACAAGATTGTCTCCCCATCGGTATTCCATCCACAAGATCCTGCTTGTGCAACTAAATCAGAATTGATTATGTTGATAGCATCTGTTGATTTAACTCCGGGTTGTACTTTGATGTAGTTAATTGTTCTACCACCAAGTACTGCTTTTTTAATTAACGCCAATTTGTTTTGGTCAACATATGCCGTTAAATCTGAAACATTAAAACTCATTTTTTTATTTTTTTAATAGTTTATTTTTTTATTTATCGTTTTGCGAAGAATTTCAATTTATCTTCTTTATTATTTGATTTCAAATCAATTGTTTTTTTGATTGGTTCTTCAGATGGTTCTTCAGCGAACTTGTTGAATCTTGTTTTCAATTTTTCATTTTCTAATTTCATTGACTCAATCAAAGATTTCATATTTTGGATTTCATTTACCAATGTTTCCATTGAACTAAATACTTCTTCCATTCCAACCTCATCTTCTTTTTTAGTATCAGGAGTTTGGATTTCGTTAATTACACCATCAGCATCAACATAGATCACTCTATCGTCAGCTAAATTGTGTTGTCCTTCAGGAGCTGGTACATATCCATCAGGTGTTTCTACTTCAACTTTAGCACCAACTACAAGTTCGTTTCCTAAAACTCTTACTTTAGTACCATCCATTAATGTAGTTTCAAGATAGTCAGCCATTTCAACTTCACCTTCAATATTGTCTTCATTTACATCAGCAGCGGTATCCGATACTTCCATAATCTTACCATCAGCAACTGTTAATGTCATACCATCTTCCAATGTGTAATCACCATCCATTAAATCCATTTCTCCATCAGGAGTAATTTCTTTAAGATCATCACCTATTTCTAAACCTGTACCATAACAACGGATAATTCTACCATCTAATGTTCTATAATCCATTCCCATTTTAGTTTCAGTTTTTTCAGTGAATAATTCTTTAATTTTTAATAAAATTCCTTTTTTATCCATAATGATTTTTAATTAAATATATTTATTTTAATAGTGTTTAATGATTTATCTTATCCTTGATGTCTTTGGATGTATATACGATGGATTTAAGTATCTTAATATACTCCCTTACCCTATCTGAAATCCCTTTACCTGTTTGCCATTTTATCTTTTCATCTATTGAAGTATATTCCACCCAAACGAAGAACGATGTCCAAAACTTTGTGAAGGCAAATTCAAACCATATATACTTTCTTGTGATTTCATTAACCATATACTGATCAATTAAAAAGAACAAAGTAATTACGGACAAATAAATCATCAACTTACTAGTAATTCCCTTTCTTGTTTTTTCAGATGTAATAACCTGATTTTGTTTTTTTGCATACCACCTTCCAACAAATGTATCAAATATAACTGCTATACTTATAATACACATCAATGGTAATAATGGGGTAAAGAACAATACGATCCATGCCCAAAATTGTGTTAATAGATTTCTCATTTAATATTCAATAAGTTTTTAATTTGATTTTCTTTCTCCAAATCAGATAGATCAGATTCCAAAATAGCATTAACTTTATCGTATAATTTTGCAATCATACTATCTTCATATTTTTCAATAAATGTTCCTTCTAAACTAATTCCATTGAAATTCTCTTCTTGTAGTTTCTCGTAGTAGTTCTTATCTTTAATGTAGAATGTAGCCATCCAAGATCCCTTTGGGATGTTTGGATATAATTCTGATTTGGCTCTATCCCCAACGATGAATGATTCAATCATATAAACACCATCAATAACCTTTGTAGGATCGTGTTGTTCATTTATATTATTGATCTTATTTTCCATAAAGTATTTCTTCATCATATTGAAGATTGTTTCTTCACTAAATAATGCATCATACTCACCTAGTATTGGGTTATATCTTGGTATTGGGGTTTCAGCAATCATAACAGGTGCAGTAATAATTTGTTTTGGTGCTTGATCTACAAATACTTCTTCTGACATATTGTTATGTCTCATATTTGTATGAATAAATTCCATCTTATTGATTGCCCAATCAATTCCTTGATCACCTCCCCAAGCATCCCACATAATACCACCACAACCTTCATCGTATGCAACATCTTTGTTTTGTTGATGTCTTTTAAATGAAGCCATTCTACCAATAGTATCAACTGAAAGATTTTCAGCATTACACAACTGATTTGCCCTTGTCCAACCAACTTGAGTTCCACATTCTAATTTAGGATTATTGTCTCTATATTTAATAGCTCTACACGCATTTTCACTTGCTGACTTTGGATAGTCATTATATGATTTTTCAATAGCGGCAAACATATTCCACACCAATTGTGTTGCTGGTCTATCTACGAAACTTATTCGGGACATTCCACTATTTTCATCCTCCTCGTCAATGTTCAAATATACCTGTGGTTTTTTTCCTTCCATATTATAATTATTAAAATTCTTTTTTTGTTTAATTAGAAACTAGCTGCTCGTTCCATTCTACTTATTCTTCGTTGTGAATTTGTTATCTGACTTTCAACTACATAAGCCTGAACTACCTGTTGTTGAGGTTGGAATACATTACCTTGACTATAAGGATTTGTGAATGCCACATCAGGTACTAATCTTTTTCCACCACCAGCTTGATTTATATCACTCAATAGTTGTGGGAACATCTGTGCTGATTGTGAATTAACTACAACCTCACCTGGTGCAAGTAATGATGGAACTGAATCTACATTACCTGACTGACCATTTTGTGGAACTACACCACCTTGAGCTGCACGGAATTGTTGTGAAGCAATGATTGCGACTTGAGCAACCCCCAAGACCGCAGCCAATGCCATTAAGATAGGATTTGGTAATGCTTTTGTTATACCCACCGCAGTAGCCATAACCGCATTAACTATATTCAATGCCTTCTGACGCCTAAATTCTTTAATTTCAATTTGTTTTTTTCTTTCAGCGGCTGAGTTTTCTAATAACTTTTTCTTTTCATCATATTCTTTTTCGGTAATTTCACGATTTAGAAGTGATGCACTTAATTGTTCTTGTTCATTTGCCGTCAATTGTTCTAATGTTCCAAGTTGATTATCTGCAGCTTGTTGGAATGCTTGTGAAAATAAGCCTGTAATCTGTGCTGAAATTTCAGCAATTTTACCAACTAATTTTGTTAGGGTATCCATCCAATTCTCTTCCCAATCTTTTTGGAATTGAGTATTTAATTCACTTAAAGTTTGTAATTCAGTTCTTGTTTTATCTGTGGTTTTTTCAAGTGTTGTTTCTTTTAACTTAAGAATCTTATTTTCAGCTTCTTCAATAATTTTTGTTCTTTGATCTTCAGTTAACTTTGTATCCCTTAATTGAATTTGTGCTTGTAGTTTAATTATCTGTTCTTCGTTGGTTCTAATTCTATCTGCAAATGATTTACGAATAGCAGTTTTTTGTTCTTCAGTTGTTGCTAAATTTAATTCTTGTTGTTGTAATGAATCTAATTGTATTTTTTGTATTTCAAGTTCAACTAACTTTTCATCTTCTATTTTTCTTTGTGCATATGTATTTCTAATTTCTGCAATCTTTGTATCACGAGCGGTTTCAAAATAAGCGGCATCTTTAATTTCTTGATCAAAATTTTTCTTAACCAATTCCATTTCCGATTTAAGTGCCTTTTCTTTTGCTAATCTTGCTTTCTTCGCTGCAGGAGTTTCTCCACCACCACCAATAGTAACATTTGAGGCTCTTACACGAGCTTCACCTTCTTTCTTAATAACTTCTAATTGATCCTTTAGATATATTTCACTATCTGATTTAATACCACCTAACGCAGTTTTATAAGCTTCGGCAGTTTTATAAATTCCTTTTGCTCTATTTTTCTCAACCTCATCAATTGCGTCAGCTTGAAGTTTAATTAAGTTATCGGCTTTTTGTCTTTCTTTAAGAATTGCTTGTTCCTCTTCACTTACCGCTTTTTCTTCATCAATAATACCTTTAAGAGTTTCTTTATATTTTAATCTTGCATCAATACTTTCTTCAACTGCATCAGTATTAGTTTTTATGTCTTTGGTATTAGTATTAACTACATTATTATTAATTTTATATTTTGAACTTAATGAATTAACTTCATCACCTAAAGTAAAAGTTGTTTTTGTTAATCCTTTTAGATTTTCACCTAAATTTTGAAATTTGTATGTTAATGCTAGTGCGTCTCCACCATATTGTTTAATTAAGGCATCCATTTTTTGCCTATTTTCAAAAGTTTGTTCAAGACCAACATTTTGCATTTTTTGTAAACCTTCTTCAAGTTTTACTCTTTCAACAATTATTTTTTTAATCTTATCTTCATTAACAGACATTTTATATTTAGCCTCAGCGAGTTTAATATAATCATCTATTGCAATATTTAATTGTTGTTGAAATAAATTTTCATTAGATAAATTTTGTAATGTTGTTCCATATTGTTTATTTATTTGACCTAATAAAAGTAATCTTTCTTTTGATCCTTGATTTGACCCTTTTAATTGTAAAACTAAACTAACAAATGCTCCTGTTTCTTTGAAAATATATTCACCATGCTCTTTAGTTGCCTTAGCATTTTGTTCCATTAGTTTTTTCTGTTCTTGTAAAAGTTTTTTTCTTTTTTCTTCTTCTTTTGCCGCATTACTTGATGAAGAAGCGTAAGTTACAAGACCAGCAATCAATAATCCAAGAGCGGTTACAATTGCAACCAATGGAAGAGCATTTAATGTTACGGCAAATGCACCTGTTGATACTGCCGCTGCATCAGCAGCAATAGCCTCAGCCCCTTCAGCGACTGCCGCTTCAGTTGCCGCTACCGCAGTGGCTTGTTGTGCAACCGTTACAATACCCAATGTTTGAGCAAGTCCCATAAAGGATGCCTTTATCTGTGTGATCTTATCCCCTAATCCACCGAATGTTTCTATCGCTTGGGATAGATTCATCAATGCAGTTAATTTGGCAATTGTTTTAGTGATTTCCTCACTTTCAACCCCCATTAGAGTTTGTGCTGCCGTAACTGATTGGAATGCGGCAACACCAATAGATGCAACAGATGTTAAACCCTTTCCAAGATTTTCAGTTACATTACCTGCAGTAGCGTTAATTACTGCGTTTGTATCAGCTATAGTATCACGAAGTTGTCCTGCCTTCTGTGTTAGTTCAGTAAATCTTGCTGAACCTGGTTCTAACCCTTGAAGTTCTTGGGTTATTTGTCTTAATTGAAGTTTTAATGAAGCCGTAGTGTTATTAGTTTGACCTATAGTTTGATTTAGATCATTAACACTCTTCTGTGCTTGAGTAGTATCTACCTTAACATTTATAGTTGCAGTTTGCATAGTTAATTATTTTAATTAAATATAATTCCTACTACTCTTGTTTTTTGGTTCAGGTCTTTAATAACATTTTTGTTATTATCATAATGTTTTGAAATTCGTAGTTCTTGTATCTTTTCAACCTTTGCTTTATTAGATCCTGTTGCAAATACTCTTGATTGGGGAATACCTAATGATAGTGCGGTAGATAACATAGCCGTTTTATCGTTTCTTGCACTGATAACATATAAGACATTACCCTTATCAATTTCCTTCTGTGCAAGATCTTTTCCTCTTCGGGTAGATAATGTATCATCATAATCAAAAGATACTCTTAAACCAGCAAAATCACCTACTGCGTATCCTTGAATTATTGCGTATTGTTTGGCTTTTCTTCTTTGACCTTCGTTATCAGGATTATAGGTATAACATTTTCCTTGTTGTCCCCATTTATATCCGGGTTTATTATTTTCTTCACACGATTGAACTGGCATAATATGTAATTTTTAATTTTATTTATATCCAAACGGCTCCTGTACCATGCAATGTAATAGAAACAAATGTTGATACCGTATTATTAACTACACCTGAACTAGTTGTTTTATATGTAGCCCCATAATACATTAAATCGTAAGGTGATCCACTTGCACCATCATATTGTTGTGTTACTGATATATTTGATGAATCCATATATGCTCCTGCAGCTCCATTAGTACAACCATATAGTATACAAGCATTTGATGGTAATGATCCAAAAGGATATGATACACTGGTTAAAGCGGATTGATTACTTGTTCTATATGGTGTGGTTGATGTTAAATTTTGTAATCTAAATACACCTATTGCAACATCATCAGGAGTTGATAATGTAAATATTACATCAGCAGTTGTTCCTGTAGATGTTATATTTGCATACATTATTTTTGTTTGAGTTCCATTTTGTATAATTGTTGCTGAAACACCACCTATTGTTGCAGAACTTATAGTTATAGTAGATCTATTATGAACTACAATAGCAATCAATCCAGCTCCACCTGTATTAACACTTCTAAAAGATTTTGATGTACTTTGTGTAGGATCAAATAAACTTTCACTAAAACTAATAATTGTTGGTATTGGTGCGGTTGGTGTTGGTGTTGGTGTGCGTGTTGGTGTGAGTGTTATTGTTGGTGTTAATGTTGGAGTAGATGTTAATGTCGGTGTTAATGTAGGTGTTGTGGTAAAAGTTGGTGTAGGTGTTAATGTAGGTGTAGTTGTTGATGTAGGTGTCGGAGTTAATGTCCTTGTTAATGTAGGGGTAGGTGTAGATGTTAGTGTAGCGGTTAATGTCTGTGTTAATGTAGGAGTAGGTGTAAGAGTTTTTGTAGGGGTTAATGTCTGTGTTGGTGTAGTAGCAGGTGTAGATGTTAGTGTAGGGGTTAGTGTAGGTGTAGGTGTAGGTGTTGGGGTTAATAAATTCCAACTATTCCAATAACCATTTGCGGTTAACCAATTTGATGCATCATTACCTGTTGTAAAACTTTGTCCAAATAAATAATTGGTTAGTTCAACAAAAGATGATTCAGTTAAACCTGTTGATCTATTGAATGCAACAGAACCTGTTCTCCCATCAGGAGCAGGTTGACTATCATCAGGAACAGGTAATGCTATTACATAACCTAAATCCTCATCAGCTCCATTCCACCATTCCATAGATCCTGTAAATCCAGAAGTTGGATAACCTACTGCCAATGATCCTACTTGAATTGTTCCTGGTATTGAAGCTCCTGTGTTATATGCAAATGGTCTTGATGTACTCATCTATTATTTTTCTTTATTTTTTAATTTATTTATATTCAAATACATCAGTATCAATGATCTCAATATCTTTTGGTTTAATATCAAATTTCCTTGAAGTAAGAATAATAAACATCCCATAGTATTTTAGATTTAATCTAACACGATCTGGTAGGTTATAATACTCTATATCAATAATTCCTTTAACCTCATCACTAATAGTATCTATATCCTCACCTTTTAGATTATATTGACCCATCATAAGTGTATCACCACTTTCATTCTTATACTTATAACTAATAATCAAATGTTCAAAATTATTATTAATTTCAATATTAGTAATCACTCCAATCAATTTAGATTTGAAGTGTATATTCTTTGTATCAATATTAACTTTTGATCTTATCTTCATCTTATAAAATTGAACCAGTAATTGGTGGTGATGGATTACACCATTCAATCATAGTTAAATCTTTAACCCATAAAAATTCTTCATTAGTTGTATTATCAATTTCTTCACTTGAAATAATCCAATCCTCATTACAATCTTTTACTGGATTATAATACCAATCTAATGTAACCATTTGACCTGTTAATAAATCTTTTTCTTCTTCTGTTAATAATCCTACTAGTGTCATATTTTTTTATTTAATTTTGTCTTCCTAATGTTGTTTGGCATGCTTGAACTACCGAATATAGATTTGATGCATCAGTTGATGTTAAATTTGTACCAGCAGAGACAAAACAAAAATTTTGATTAGAATAACCATCACTATAAGGACTACCATTTAAATTAAGAGTTCCAACATATATATTTTCTGTTGCTATACCAGAACCACCACTTGATCCATTCAAATCTAATGTTCCATTTTTATAATATTTAGGGGAATTTGCTGCTCCTTTTGTTATAACATAAAATCCTTTAACTGTTGAATGACTAACACTATCAACCCCAAGATTAAATCTGGCAACATAATTTGATGTCCTTATCCCCACTAATGAACTATATGCTAAACCACCTACACTAGGTAATACACCAATATCAACAGTATCACCTTTACTCATCGCATTGTTGGTGTTAAGATAGATTGTTATATGTTCATCATTAAATGTTGCATTACTAGCGGGTTTATAAAAACTATCTGCATAACCATTTGTTCCATTAGGTCTAAATCCATCTGTATGAGTTATTCCACCATAGTAAGTTAATCTAAATGCCGCATCTAAATCTCTTGGATCTTTTAAGTTATACTTATTTGATGTTGCCGTCCCGCCAACAAAAGGATATATTACCTTTAATTTAGTCCATAACCCATAAGATTTTAGATCTACAACCATAGTGTTTATTGCACTTTCTATAGTTGGACTTGTATTACCAATTGCAGTTAAGAATGCTGCAGCATCTGGATCTAATGATGATCCTACTGTTTTAATAAATGAAAAAGGATATACAATCATTTAAGTAAAGTTTTGTATATAAGAAGCGAAGTATTTAGATCCATCATAAATGAATGTATACACATCAAATTTATTGGCAGTTGCCGTCATAGTAGGTGTTGTTCCTCCTGCCCAAGTAACCGTACCAGGCCAAGTAATAGTGTTAGAACCACCTGATGATTGTTTTATTATCAATATATAAGTTGCTCCTGAATTTGAATTACTAAATGTAAAAGTTGTTGATGCTCCTAATGTATATTCTTGAACATTACCATTATTAAAATTTATAGTTGTTGCACTTGTTGTTGTTCCGGTTGTTGGTAATGTAATCCAAGTTTGTCCTGATGTAATTTGTATATTTCCAGTATAGGGTGATGCAAATGATGTTCCTGATGTTCCGTTAGTTCCTGATGCTCCATTAGATCCACTTGTCCCATTTGTTCCTGCAGCTCCATTAGATCCACTTGTCCCATTTGTTCCTGCAGCTCCATTTATTCCTGATGTTCCATTAGTTCCTGCAGCTCCATTTATTCCTGATGTTCCATTAGTTCCTGCAGCTCCGTTTATTCCTGATGTTCCATTTACACCTGATAAACCTGATGTTCCGTTTGTTCCTCTATCACCTGTAGCACCATTTATTCCCGAAGTTCCATTTGTTCCTGCGGCTCCATTAGTCCCTGATGTTCCATTCGTTCCTGATGCACCTGGTTCACCTGTGGCTCCATTAGTACCTGAAGTTCCATTAGTTCCATTAGTACCATTTGTTCCTCTATTACCTGTAGCACCATTAGTCCCCGAAGTTCCGCTAGTTCCATTAGTTCCGTTCAATCCACCTGAACTACTCCAAGAAATAGTATATTCACTACCATCATTTAATTGATCTGATGATGCTAATGGAGGATCAAGAGTAATAGTAATATATCCTGGTGTCCCACTATATTGAATTATAGTATCTATAACATAAACACCAATAACTGAATTATTTCCAACCTGTGTAATCTGAAAATACATTGTTCCACCAGCCGTTTGAAGTGCCGTAAGAGCATCAAACCATCCGATATAATCTGTTCCATTGATATCATAATTTGATATCGTTATAGCTGACATTGTTGATAAATTAAATGTATTTGTATTGAAGTAATTGGAGGTAGGATCTTCATCAGATTTTCCTACAATATCATATATCCAACGACCTGAACTTGAACCATCATTTGCACTCATTGTGGTACCTGTTGTTCCTGATGCAGTTAAATCTAATAAACCATTATCAGTTCTAACCCAAAGCCTATCGTCTTGTGTGTTTAAGAATGCTTCTCCAACTAATATATCTGTATTTGTCCAAGTTGAATTAATAGTATCTCCTGATGGAATTGTTGGAACAACACCTGCAACGGTAGATCTCTTAAAAACCAATCTTGAATATTCGGTAATGTTTGACATAGTTTTTTTTATTAAATATTATTTATAGTAATTTGTTTTTTATTCAGGAGCTATTGGCATATTAGTATTTGGATTTAATAGATTCCCATCAATCACAGGTCTTGCGTATGAACTACCACCAGGATTTCTAACATCATTTTTTGTTCCATCTACAATTTCAATAGGGTTTGTTTTCATTGGATAAAATACAACATCTTCACCCCCATCAATTATGTTTAATCCACTTGCAAGGATATTACCATTCTGATTGATCTTGAAATTACCCAAGTATAAAGTATTTTCCTCTGTACCAGTGATGTTATCACCAATGATAATAGAGTTTGTTGATCCCCTACCAAATGATGAGTTAGAACCAAGAATAAATCCACCTTTAGATCCATTAGGAACATAGTTATTACTTCCAATAGTTGTAGTATTCAAACTATTCCTTGAAGTTCCAAATCTATCTAAAACACTAGGTCCTGTCTTCTGAATTGTAGGGACAACATTTAATCCACCTTTTGCAATAAGTGGTTTACCTACACTATTTGGACTTACAGGTGGGAATATTTTCATATAACATACTCCATTTTGATATGTTCCACCAAATGAAGTGCAACAATCTTGTGATACAAACTGACCTGATTGTGATACGGTTATAATTGTCCCATTAGGTAATTTTTTTGAAATCATATCTACAGGACAAGGATCGTGATTACTTGTTGGTGTTGATCCTGTATATTCAATTATTGTATTTAAGTTAGTTATTTTGAATAATTCAACTTCTGTTAAACGATCTGTATTAACTGGATTATAATTTTTAATCTTATTAACTCTCCAATAACTTCCTTTTAAGAACACTTTATCCCTAAAGTCAAAGTTAGCTATATCTTTGGGTGTTAGATACACCGTACATTCAAGTAATCGTGAATTAGGATCAACTATATTAGCCAAAGTATTCTTATGGAATTGTTGAAATAAGTTTCTATTTGGAAATACATTATTTGAGTCCCAATAAATTTTTTCTGTTCTACCAAATGCTAAATCATATTGTGGGGATTTTGGATCATCCCACATGCCCGCATAGGGATAGTTATAAATTGTTGTGAATGCTCCACCAACATAATCTTGTAATTTCAATTCAATTGATGATGTTTTTAATCCATCATAAAACAATATTCTTTGTTTTGTATTTTTTGGTTTGAAATTCTCCCCATCTAAATCAACAAAGAATGGTGCAACTCTTGTATCTACACCACCTGTTGTATTGATAGTTAAATATCTTTCAGCATTAGGTGTTGATGCTAATGTTTTTAATTCCAATTTAACTGTTTCAGTTGAAAAATCATTATCAATTTCAAGTTGATAATCCCCATATACTCTTTTGGTTTCAGTGTAGTATTCCTTATTATAGAAATCATCATCTGTAGCATAAGTAAATGTGTATGTCTTTGCATCAATTTCTGACATTGGGGTAATAGTAAAATCACTATCGTTGTCTAATATGGCATCCCATTCCAATATTTTATTCTTTGAAGCAAAGTAATCGTCTCTTGGTTCAATTATAATATTATTAGGATCATTTGGATCATCAACAACAATTAAATTAAACATCTTAATTATATCCAATAAAAATTCGGACATTTTGACAGGGTAAGATGCCAATATTTGATTCATTGATATTACATCATTACCAAAACTATTATTGATAGATGGTTTAATACTTAAGTATGTGAACTGATCATTGAATGATTCCTTTAATACCAATCGTGCTTGATAATTTGTATCAAGACCATTCCAATGTACTGATGATGGATGACTTAATCCAAATTCAAGTTTTACTTGTTGTCCATTTAATATAAAAACATTTTCAGCTGAAGCATTACATTGTAATGGGTTTCCTAAATCAGTCCAGGGATTACTTGGGAATGTATCTGATGAAGATGGTGAAAATGGAATCCATATACTACCTGCAATAGAGTCATAGGATTGATCTAATAAAGTATAAACTCCTGTACCAGGTGTAAATAACCAAACTCTATAATAATAACTTAAAGATCCTGAATCATATTTTGGATTATAAATACCAGTCCATTTTCTATATTGACCAAACAACTGACCAACAAATTCAATGTCGTATGTTCCCGTATTAGCACAAGTCCAAGTACTACTACTATTCCATTGATTTGATGGATCTTTGAATACTACAGGATTTGCCGTAGTTCCACCAACACCGGATTCCCTTGTTAATTGTAATTTGAATGCCGGTGCTTGATTCTGTGTTGTATAAGCTGACGATGCATTTAATAATTCAGGTGTTAAATTCAAATAAGTTGTGGTTGTAGAAATACCTACAAATGTTTCACGATTGGAATATGTTTCTTCGTCTACTTCAATTATTGGTTTTGAATAAGGTAAAATCAATTTCTTAAAATAAGCTGACTCAAAGAATTGTGATGTATAAGTATAACCAGCAAATTTAACAATCTTATCAACAACGGTTTTAGCATAGATCGCAGGGAATGCGTCATAGATATTCCAAGTTAAATTTGGGGTTTCATTATTTCCATTGATAATAAATGGGTAAACATATCCTTGTCCCCCATCAACACTGCTAGGTCCACCAGTGTTAAATAAAACACCTGATTTGTAGATATTATAATCCCAAGAATAAGTAATATTGGTTCTATTTCTAATATGGTCATATTCAGATATATCTAATTTATCCAAACCATAATCAGATATTTGTGTTAATAAGTTTTTGAAAGCTCCCGCTAATGATACTTCATATTCAATAAGTTCATTATTAACAACCACATTCATTAGTTGAAGATAACCATTGAATACATCGGTTGACCCAACTCTTACTGTACAAGGGGTTCTTTTGATTGGATTGAATGTAATTGTTTCAACATTCACATCATACATATATTCAAAGAACTGATTATTAACAGGAGTCCCTGGTAATACAATTGTCTTTGACCAATTTGTTGATCTCTTTGTAATATCCAATATATCATCAATCTGATAATTTAATGAAATATCATCCTTACCATAAGTATCAAGTATGGCAGTATCCGTAATAATTTGAAAACTATTTATCATAATCTAATTTCGTTGTTTGCGTATACGATTGTTAAGTTATATTGATAGATTTGTTCATCAATCGCTTTACCAAATTGTAATGTATTGTTGTCTATAGTACATCCATATACATTATTATTAGGTGTTTGGACATAGACTTCAGCTGATTGAAGAAGATCTTTTATAAGGACATTTTCATAATCATAAATCCACCCTGTATTCAATAGAATTTTGTCTCTACTTCTAACAAAGAATGTTTTATCCCCACGATCATAAGTGTTATATCCAAAAGTATTGTTATCCCAATTCCCTGCAGTTTTGTAATATGATTTTCTATCTACATCAGTAGTATCTGTGGACATATATTTGAATGGATATACATTCCAAGATCCGTGAGCATCTTTCCAAATCAATTGGAATAAATCATACATACTACAATCTGTGTTTATTTCATAGGTATATGTTTCAGATCTTGTTGATCCCCCTATACCTGTTGTTGCAAAAACTTCATACGATGCAATTTGATCATAAATTGTAGGTAAATATACTGTATCAATTCTATTTGTTGAATTAAGTAATTGATCAACCCCGATTGGAGCATAATAATCCTTATTATTTCCACTAACATTTGATATAAATGAATTACCCAAATAATTTCCATTGATGTCATACCATGTAAATTTTAATCCTGTTGTATATGATGAGGTTGAGTTATGAACTAACAACCAAGATCTTGCACTCTTTTCAATTCTATATTGTTGTGATGGATCTAATATTGTTGATAACTTACTTGTAGATCCTGATAACACATATTGGTTCATATCAGTTAAAGAATAATCATATATATTCACATAAGAATTAAAAACATTCTTATCACTAATTGTTAATATCTTATAATCATATGTAACCAAATCATTGATTGGGGTTATTGTTCCACTGATTGCTGGTGAATTTCCTGCCCATCCAACATTAGTTGTTATTACTACTCCTGTGCCAGCAGTATAAGTGATATTGGTAATGATTGCCGTTGTATTGTATTGTGGTATAGGTGTTCCCCATAATGTTCCTGATTGTGATGCAATTGAATTAGTATAATTCTTTGATAAGATCATACTACTTGTTGTAGGAACACTTAACACGGTTGTATATCCATTATAACTTGGAGCGGTAGTAATGTTCTGTAAATACACTACATCATTTGCAGTAAATCCGTGTGCTACCGATCCTGTTAATTTAATCTTATTAACACCTGATACATTTTGACTTGTTAATCCTGTGTAAGTCCAAAAATGTGCGTTCTGTTGAATTAAGATCTGATCCCCAATACTAAAATCTACCTCACTAACTGAAGTCATTCCACTATTAACAAATCCTACATAACCATCTGAAAAGTAATTATCATTAAATAAGAACACTGGTGTGTTCTGACTACCACAATATAAACTATATGTAAATCTTGTATCATCACCAGCAAAACATTCATCAACATTTTCAAAGTTCTGTGTAACAAAATCCTTTAATACATTTGATAAGTCCATTCTTGCCTCACCATTTGGATCAGGTGTGAATTTATATTTGATTACTCGTGAAACATATAGGGGTAATGCTATTGTATGTGTTTGTGTTAGATCAATTATAATTGATGTAGATGATGGAATACTTACAATGTTATAATAACCTCTGTAGAATCCATCGTTATCATCTAAAAATAGGGTATCACCAAGTAAGTAAGGATGTGCAGATGAAAATGTAATCTTGGTATATACATTATATCCAAATGTTGCTTGTGAATTTGAAAATGCACCTTTTCTATCCCAAATAATATTGACTATATATTTATAGTTATCAACATTATCAACTTCTGTGTCAGTTAATCTTAATGGAACTGCCGCATATCCGTGTTGATAAATATTTGGTTGTGTTATTGCCG